TAAAAATAAAAGAGGCTAAAGCGTTATATAATGCATTTTTAAAAGGTGGTGGTATTCCACCAAAAGAAACAAGTAAAACTTCAGTTCTTATAGATGATAACATTAATCAAGGAAGATCAAAAAAAAATATTGAATTTGCATATAAAACAATACATTATGCATTTGTAATATGTCTTATATCATTAATCTTCTTACTTATTCATGTTAATAGAATAACATGAAAGACAATTTATTTGTAAAAGCATCAATTAAAGATGGAGAATTGCATTTTCCTATAAAAGCTACAGGTACTAAGTTTAAAAAGTTTTTAAACCAGTTACCTGATAACTCAAAATTAGAAATTTTTATAGGAGTAAGTGGTGACAAAGGCAGCAATCCTCAATTAGCTAGGTTACATGCTATGATTAGGGAAATAGCGCAAGAAATTGGATACACTTTTGTAGAAGCAAAATTAAACGTAAAGAGAGCTGCCGGACTTTGTTTTGTAAGGGACAAACAAGAGTACTGCAAATCATTTGCAGATTGCGATAAAGATGAGCTAAACCTTGCAATCCAAGCATGTATAGAAATTGGTGATTTTAGCGGTATGAACTTAAGATAACTATTTAACTATAGTCATTTGTGAGTTTATATTTGCTAAAGCATCAGTTATATCTTCTCCTTTTTCGACTAATTTGGCTAATGCAGCTAATTCAGATTTTTTTACAGTAGTTTCTGTTTTAAGTTCTAAATCTTGTTCTTTAGCATGATATTTAAAAAGCTGTATTAATGAAAATAATGTGTAAATATTAGATTCAAAAACATCTAATTCAACAGGTTTTTGATCTTCTATAGGCTTAGTGGCTTGATTGACTATTTTTTCAAATTTCTTAAAAATATTAGGCATTTCTGCACCTCTGTCTGAATTTATAATCATTTCATTACAAATTCTTTGCAATCCATGAATATATGCAGGATTTAAAGATATATCTGTAATAGTTTTAGTAAAGTCGTAAGTAACTTGAGAATGTAATTTATCGTCTGACATGGTAATAGTTTTATTTATAATACAAAGATAACGCAAATATGCAAGAAAATATAAATCAAATAAAGAAAACATTAAAATTAAATTTTGAAATATCAGGATGGGATAACATATTAAATCCTTTTTTAGATAGTAAAGAATTTAATAATATAACAGACAAACTAAGTACTTTGGTTGAACAAGATAGGAGATTTACACCTAAATTTAAAGAATCTTTTAATCCTTTTATAGAAACAAAATATCAAGATCTTAAAGTAGTTATAGTTAATCAAGATCCATATCCTCAATTAGGTGTGTCAGATGGATTAGCTTTTAGTTGTTCTAAAACAGGTAAAGCAGAAAAAGCTTTGCAATTTATTTTAAAAGAAACAATAGGCGATTTTACTGAGACGGGTAGAGTTATATATACATCTGAAGAATGTAATTTAAAACGCTGGGCTAACCAGGGTGTGTTATTAATTAATACAGCACTAACATGTGAACTTAATAAAACAGGATCTCATTACAGTATATGGAAATTATTTATTGAATATTTATTTAAAAATATAAATAAAGAAAACAAAGATATAATTTTTGTATTAATGGGTAGAAAAGCTGAAAGTTGGCAATTACTCTTAAATGAGCAAAAAATACTTAAGTGTCCACACCCTACATCTGCCGCATATAACAATAATATTTGGGATGCAGACAAGATTTTTAAAAAAGTAAATAAAGAGTTAAATCTACAGGATAAAACTTGTATAATATGGTAATATTTAATATATTTGTAATCACATAATTAATATGAAATGGCTAGTAATCAAACACTTACACAAGAACAAGAAATTAAAAAGTTTAAAAAACGCATTTTAAAAAACTTTGGTGTTAACATACATGTTATTCCTGAAGAAAGTAAAGATTTTAAAATTAGTATTGAAGCGTTACATGTTTGCACTCTTAAAGCATTAAAAGAAAACGAACGTGATTATCATAAACATTATGAAAAAATACAATCTTTATCATACAAAAGCAGATTGAGACCTTTTTTAAGTTATGTTCAAGCAATGTCTTATATAGCTTACAGAGAAGGTTATAGTAAAACTGCTATAGGTAATAGTATTAACAAAAATCATGCAACAATCATTAATTCAGTTAAGCAAATGGACAATGCTTTTTTTACTAAAGACAAAGCAATGATGAAAGCATTTAATAACATTTTAAAAGAAATACATAATTATGTGGGAAATCTTCCAGAAAATTTTAAAAAACAAATTAACTCCAAACCAAACATTTCTTTTGCTTGGAATGAAGCAAAAAATAGCAATACCTTCTGAAATAGAAACTGGAGTTGATGATTTAGTTGAAAAAGGATTTTTAACATATAATAAAAAAGTATATAAATTAACTCCTCAAGCTAAATCATTTATAGCACACTTAGATAATTATTTTATTAAAGCAAAAAAGAAAACTGATATCCAGTTAATGGGTAAAAACTTTTCTGAGCAAATAAATATCTATAGGGAAGTTTTTCCTAATAAAAGACTACCCAGTGGCAAGCCAGCAAGAGTTAATGTTAAAATGTTATCAGAATCATTTAGATGGTTCTTTGAAACATATGAATATGAATGGTCTGATGTAATCAATGCAAGTAAAATGTATGTAAATGAGTACAGGGATGCAGAGTATATGTATATGCAAACCAGTCAATACTTTATATGTAAACAAGATAAGCATAGAATAAAATCATCTACTTTAGCTGATTATTGTGATATGATTAGAGATGGCATAGATACTGAAGAACAGACCTTTAAAGAAAAAGTTGTATAATGAGTAAACCTACAGAATCATGGACAGGCCAATATGCTGCCTTTAATGAAGCATTGAAATATATGTATGCTAGGCAAAAAGGTGAAGAAAAATCTATATACACACCTTGGCCTAAATTTAATGATGCTGCTACCGATGGTTTAGAATGGAATACTCTAACTGTTATTGGTGGAAGACCAGGATCAGGTAAAACTTTAATTAAAGATCAGATTATAAGAGAATCTTTTGCACTAAATCCAGATGATGATTTTAGAGTATTAGAATTTCAGTTTGAGATGGTTGGTAGAACCTCAGCTATTAGAGAATTTAGTTCTATTACTGGTAAAACATATAAAGAGTTGTGTAGCGCAGGTAGTATAATCGGTACTGATGTAATAAACAATTGTCATCAATATGCTAAAGAACGAGTAAAAAATCCTGTAGATATTATAAGCACACCTTTAACAGTTAATCAAATGCGTGAGCAAATTGATATGTACATGGAATTGCATAAAGGAACAAAAACTATGATTACATTAGATCATACTATGTTAGTAAAGAGAGCACCGTACCAAAATAACACATTAGATATGATGTTTGAGTTAGGTGAGTTTTTTACGCAATGTAAAAGAGATTATCCGTGTTTATTTATTGCATTATCTCAGCTTAATAGAAATATTGATCATCCAGAAAGAGCAATAGATGGTAAATATGGCAATCATATACTTGAGTCAGATATATTTGGTTCAGATGCTATGTTACAACACGCAGACATGCTTATAGGTATCAACAGGCCAGCTAAACAAAAGATTAGATTTTATGGCCCTGATAGATACATTATAGAAAATGATAGAACTCTTGTATTACATTTTCTTAAAGCAAGGAACGGTGATGCGCGAATGAGTTTCTTTAAAGCAAAATTTGAACAAATGAAAATTGAAGAAATGGCTACGCCAGGTCAACAAGAAAGACGTTAAATATTAAAACATAATGGCAATAACAACAGAAGAAAGAAAAAAAATAACCTCTATCTTAAGAGACGAACATGATGATTACTTTCAAACTATAGGTAATCTTAATGTATTATATCTACCTAAAATGGCATACAGACCATCAGGAAAAGATGAGTTACATGTCACATTTTTTCCTAGTGAATTAGAAAAAGAAGTGGATATATATACTGAATTTGTAAGTATGGACTATGCAAGTGAAGATCCAAAAAGAACATTATATCTTGTTAAACATAATCCGCATTGGAAAACAGAATATGAGTTAATTACAAGCAATAGTGGATTTGTAAGACACATGATACCAGTTAGTGAATTAAAAGTTATTAATGATGTTACAAGTAGAAATTGGAATAAACAAACTGCTATAGAAGAAGGTGCTGATCATAAATCAGGATCAATTAATACTGGAATAGTAGACAAAAAATTTGATACAATATTTGATTTACCAAATCCGGATGTTACGTCAGATACTTCTAAAATAGTAGATAAACTTGAAGATATTAATCAAACATTAATAACATTAACTAAAGTAATCAATAAATTAATTAAATAAATATGGCACAAAGTGTATTAGTAATTGCAGACTCAGGAACTGGCAAGTCAACAGCAATTAGAAATTTAAATCCAGAAGAAACGTTTATTATAAATATTGCAAATAAACCTTTACCGTTTAAAGGTTGGAAAAAAAATTATACAACAATAAATAAAGAAAACCCGAAAGGGAATTTAGCATCAGCATCGTCTGCAGCAGGAATAGTTAAAGCTGTACATCATGTAGATCAAAAAATGCCACATATCAAAACATTAGTTATTGATGATTGGCAATATATGAGCTCTTTTGAATATTTTGATAGAGCAAATGAAAAAGGTTATGATAAATTTACTCAGATTGCAGCTAATTTAGCTATGGTAGCTAAGTTGCCTAAAGATCTAAGAGATGACTTAACTGTAATCTTTTTAACTCATTCAGAAGATTCAACTGATATAAACGGAAATAGAAAAATCAAAGCAAAAACTATTGGCAAAATGATTGACAATACTTTAACTTTGGAAGGTCTATTCTCCATAGTATTATTTGGTAAAGTAAATAAAAACGATGATGGTGAACTTGAATATGGTTTTGAAACTCAAAACAATGGCGAGAACACATGTAAATCACCACAAGGTATGTTTGAAGATTTCTTCATAGCAAACGACCTACAGTATGTAAAAGACTGTATTAAAAAATATGAGGAATAATAATAAATTAATAAAAAATAAAAATCATGTTAAGTACTAGTGGAATGTCAGCGGGAAGCGGCAAAGAAAAACCAGTAATTGGTCCAGGTAATCATCTTATCAAAATTAATTCAATTTCATTTGATAAAACACCATACGATGCAGAAGCATTTAATATTATGTTGCATATTGAAGGTAAACCAATGGAAGGAGAATTTTTAGGATTCTTATTAGATACATCTAAGCCAGATGGACCTCGTTATGAAGGACAGGTGGGAAGAGTAAGATTCTCACCATATCCTTTTAAAGATGCAACATTACCTAATGGAAATGAAATTAGTAGAGATACTGAAGTTATGAAAGCTATGATATATTTATCAGAGCAAGTAGGTAAAAGAGCTGAGTTAGATGCTATCCAAGCAAACACAATTGAAGAATTTATGCTTTCTTGTAATGGAATACTATCTGGCCCAACATTTATGAATGTGTGTCTTGGTACACGCGAATGGGAGAATAAAGATGGTTATATAAATAATGATCTATTTTTA